ATAAAGAGACTTTGACAGGTACTGGCGCGGACGCTCAGACCAGCATGGTTCGAAAGATCCTGAAGGTGTTGACCGCATCGGACGCCAAGTTAAACGAGTATCATAAGATCAAGACGCCATCGGCAGGACAAAAGCTTGTCAAAGCTAAAATGGATAAGGGCGCAAAGGGTATCGACTCACTCGCCAAGGCTCTACGCATACCCAGTGCGGGCAAAGCCGAAGGTGATGGTGATAGCGACTCTGAACCCACTGCAAAGGATGCGCCAAGCCTTGAAGCCGAATTAAAAGCCTTTGTTAAGAAACAGCATGAGAACGGGCGTACCAATCTCGACATCGGTAATGCAATGGCGGCACTGTCAATCGAGTTATGCCGAGCATGATTGACCCGACATTCGACCAAGTCGCATGGGTTATTATCATTGTTGGCTTGCTCTTAATCGGTCTCACTGAATAACCCACACCAGCACCAACACCAAGCCCTGCAGAAATGTGGGGCTTTTTTTTTGTCTGTCATTCCTGCCCCTGTATCGCTCTCTCAGCGACGTTATCTAGACCCATACCCTACCCCTACTTATCTGTTAATCGCTCTCACAGGGCCATACAGAGCCTTGTCAGTTGACATGGTGGCCATGCCATGCGATAATATAGGCATGGTGGAAATATATCTTTCCGTCATATCAAAACTTAAATGCATTTAAGAAATGCGCGGAGGATGTGATATGGGTTGGATAGTGATGGCTCGTGATGAGTGCAACGATGAGACTCGGCCTAGTGATAACGAGTGGTCGAGCGAGGATGATGCGTGGTCGGAAGCAGCAAGGATACGCGAGCGATACCCTGAGTATAGGCGTGTATGGGTGGAGACATTGCGTGATAAGGACTACTACTTAAACGAGTGGTCTACTAACCATGATGGGGAGGAACCTGATCCTCATTGGATGTATGATTAAGGAGAGAAGTAATGATTGTATTTAATTATCCAAGTAAGAAAGTGTTGAAGGAAAACATTGGTCAGCCGTTGCGTTACATTGAAACCAGTATGTTTGGGCCTGAGTATGTAAGTGATGGGCAGTTAACAGGTGCTAATCGCCCGCACATTACGGGTCGTGGTCGTGAGTTCTTTGCCACTGTCACCATGAGTGGTGGAAAAATAGCGGGAGTAAAGTGAATTAGGTGCGGGTAATAGAGGAGGTGTGGTATGCATAAGCCTAGTGTGTCCAAGATGAGTGGTAAGTTAGCGGGCATTCCTGCTATCAATACCAACACAGCTACCAATGCGTACTGTGTCAAGCAGTACAAGAGTGGTGGAGCGGACAACATTTGCACGATGTGCTACAGCCAGCGGATGCTGAGTACCTATCGTAAGAATTGTCAACCATCATTCCAGCGTAATAGTGACATACTTTCTAGTGATAGGGAGGTTGACATTCCAAAGATCAACGCTGCATTCGTGAGGTTTCATGGTCACGGGGAGTTGATTAACGATACTCACTTCCTCAATCTGTGTGACATAGCGGAGAGCAATGGTCACTGTACGTTTGCACTGTGGACTAAGCGAGTTGACATAGTCCGTCCGAACAGGCATCATGTACCTGAGAATATGATTCTTGTTTATAGTAATCCAAAGATTGATAGCGTGTTGGAGAAACCACCAAGGGGATTTCATCGCGTGTTCAATAACGTCACCAAGCAGTATCGTGGTGATGCTAACTGCACAGGGCAGAAGTGTATTGACTGTCAACTGTGCTACAAGTTCGACACGACTTCGGTTATTGTCGAGCACGTTAAGTAACTTAAATGCATTTAAGGAGAAGTATCATGGGTTGGAGAAATAGTTACATTGAGGTAAGCACAGAGATTGATCTGAATGATTACGACGATGAGGTCATGGAGTACGTGAAGCCTGACAACCTCAGCGATGCACTTGAGCTAATGGAGCGTTGGGGGTATAGTGAAGCTGACATACTAGCGCATATGCTTGAGGAGACAGATAGCATCGTGTTCTTGGAGCAAGTAGCGAGCGTACTCACGGTGGAGACTGCACTGGCGCTGGTCAAGGATGTGTACGAGTACGGTCAAGGCATCCAAAAGCGTAACCTGACTGCCAAGGAGAACCAGAACCACGAGTTGAGGCAGAAGGTTGACGCGTTGTTGGCGTTGAACCATACTGTAATCAAGGAGAACGAGGAGACAGAACATGAACTCTGATCTATTAGAAGAACTGCGTAGCTTCAGGCAGTCACTGCGTGATCTCAAGGCTGGTAACCTGAAACAGATGCGGTGGTATGACCGTGAGATGAGCGGGTCGAGTATGTCTGACTTCATGCGCGGGCTTGCGGTGGGTAAGGAGTGTGCTATCTCCCGCCTTGAATTAATGATACGTATCATGGAGTTGAGAGATGAAACGTAGGACGTTTGATGCGGAGCTTGACTGTCCGTGGATGACCATTGATGTACGTATCACCTACCAGTGGTACGAGGAGATGGGGCTGGTTGAGCTTGAGTCCGTGAAAGTAGATGGTATGGGTTTGTTGCGTTCAACCAGTAGGAAGGTGAACATGACCGAGTGGTTTAACTACGATTACATTATGGATCTTATTGAAGATGATATGGAGGAAAGAGCATGAGTATTGTTATGTTTGATACCAAGTTACCTAAGTATGCAGCACCGTGTGAACGGCCTGTGATTCAGAAGGCAGTGGACTTGTGCCTGTGGGATAGCGGCACTGTGTCTATCTGGGATGGAGAGGAGTTGTCTGTGCAGAGAAGTACTGACAGGATGGAGATCCTGAACAACCTAGCGCAGACTGAGATGGATCAGCTAGAAGCCTACGACAAGGACGGTAAGTTTCGTGGGTGGTTCCTGTTGATCTACAACAACGGGTCAGAGCAGGAGCCTATGGTTGTGCTCTCTGACTACAGCGTCAACGATTGGACAGAGAATGTGTACCGTAAACTAGATGAGGAGTTTGGATAATGAGTTATTACATCAAGCCAGTTACTGAGTTGAAGCCGGGACGTATGGCTGTGTACCGTGTGGTCAAGCGACTGCGTGACTTCAAGCCAGAGGACGGAGTGGAGTACATGGTGTTCAAGAGCAGGCAGGCAATGAAGAATGATTTCTTTGTTGATCTGTACTGTGCTAAGAACGGTAAGCTGGTCAAGCTTAAAGACAGATCAATGATGAGGTTCTAACATGAGATATGGTATGTCACAACGGGAGGTTGCTAAAGCACTAGGCATCTCCCGTCAACGTGTGGTGCAGATAGAACACCAAGCACTATGGAAGATCAGGAAGTCAGGGTTGATGGACAAGTTCGTTGACCTACTTGATGCACCTGTCGAGGAATATTATGGTGAATCGTTTACAAATATAAAGTACAGAAAGGACTAGCACATTTTAAATGAGTGTGGTATAATCTCTATATAGATAACTAAGTATTACTATTATTATTATTAATACTATTACTAATACATAGGAACTACATAGTATGAAACAAGAACATCAAGATACGTTGAATGGTATTGATAGCGACACAATGAAACCGTGGTACTTGCGTTTTGATGGTGATGATTTGGTGTACGCAGAAGAACTGATTGACTTTGTTATGTACCACAAGGTACAGGGTTCATCCGAGTACACAGTTGATGAGAAGTATGAGATACTCACTGCGTGGGCAACAGTACAAGATGTGTTGTGGGAGAAGGACGATGACTAAAGACCAGATGATCGAAGAGCTAGTGGAGTACGAGTTGCAGAATGTTCCTGCTATTGAATTGATACGTTTGTATGTCGAGCTACAACGTGCGCTGTTACAATCAGAGTACGATGAAGATGAGATAACCAAGAAGTACAATTCACTTATGAATACTGAAGGAGTAGTACACTGATGGCATTCGTTAAGCTACACCAAGAGTGTGATGACTGTGGTTCTAGTGATGCGTTGTCCTATAACGAGGATGGGTCTAGCTATTGCTTTGCTTGTGCTAAGTTTACCCCGTCAGAGGACACAGGAGGCTCCGTGAGCGACATAAAGGAACGAGTAGTACCCGGACAAGGGTTCGATAAAGCGGCCTTCACAGAGCCATACAGAGGCTTTCAGGATAGGGGTCTAACAGCCACTACAATGGCGGCGTACTCCGCACAGCAGAAGGCAGGTAACATTCTGTTTGGTTATCATGATCCTGTTGGTGAGCTAGTGGCGGTGAAGACTAGGTATCCAGACAAGCAGTTTAAGATTGGTGGGGATTGGAAGAAGGCTGGGCTGTATGGTCAGCATATGTTCCCTAGTGGTGGTCAATACATAACCGTAGTGGAGGGAGAATTCGATGCACTGGCAGGATATCAAATGTTTGGTGGTAAGTATCCTGTTGTGTCTATTCGTAATGGTGCCCAAGGTGCTGCTGCTGATTGCCGCAGGGCCTACGAGTTTCTGGATCAGTACGATCATATTATCTTTTGCTTTGACAACGACGATGCTGGCCGCTCTGCTGCTTTAGAATGTGCTGACATCTTTGGTGGTAAGTCTAGGATATATCATCATGGTGAACACAAGGATGCGTGTGACTACCTGTTGAACGGGGACAAGGATGAGTTTGTCAAGAGGTGGTGGGCGGCGAAGACTTACACACCTGATGGCATGGTGATGCTGGGTTCTCTACGTGAGGCGCTGAAGAATCCATTGGAAGAGGCAGAGGTACGCTACCCATACAAGGGGCTAGATGACATGACGTTTGGTATCAGACCGACTGAGCTAATCACAATCTGTGCTGGCTCTGGTCTGGGTAAGTCTACGTTCATGCGTGAGCTAGTGTTCTCCATCCTTGGACAGTCCAACGACAGGGTAGGACTAGCCTTCCTTGAAGAGACACCAGACAGGACAGCGCGTGGACTAGTAGGACTACAGATCAACAAGCCTATCCACCTTCCGGGCTGTGACTACTCACCATCAGAGGTGGATCAGGTGTTCGACAGCCTCAACCTAGATGACCGTGTTGTGCTGTGGGATACGTTTGGTTCCAACAAGATAGAGAACGTGTTGGCTAGGTTCAGGTATCAGATCAAGGTGTTAGGCGTGAAGTACATCGTGCTGGATCACATCAGTATCTTGGTGTCAGATCAGGAGAACGGTGACGAGCGTAAAGCTATCGACGAGATCATGACCAAGCTACGTATGTTCTGTCAGGAGATGCGGGTGGCTATGTTTATTGTTTCACACCTACGCAGACCTGAAGGCAAGGGACACGAGGACGGTGCATACACCAGCCTTGGACAGCTACGTGGTTCAGCAGCGATAGCACAACTGAGTGACATCGTGTTAGGATTAGAACGTAATGCACAGGCAGAAGATCCTATGGTACGCAACACCACCAACGTGCGTGTACTGAAGAACAGGTTCAGTGGTATGACGGGGCCAGCCACTGCGCTGATGTATAACAAGGACACAGGCAGACTGACTGAGGTAATAGAATGAGGTGTAAAGCCTGCGATAAGATCATGAGCAACTACGAACTGACTAAAAAGTTTGATGGTAGTGGTGAGTTCGTAGACTTATGTAACGAGTGTAGTAGGTTCCTCGCTGATGATGACTTGACAGCGATAGGTAACCTAGACTATGCTGACCTATATGATTTAGAGGAGATCAAAGATGTCGAGTATGAGTCGTTGGATAGTTACACAAGAGCAGAGCAGACAGATGAGGGAGAGTGGTCATGACCTTACAACCAGAGAAGAACGTGATCTTGCCTACTATGAATACTGTGTTCTTAGACATAGAGGCAGACGGGCTGAACCCTACGAAGATACACTGCGTGGTTACAAAGAGATCGAACGAAGCTCACTTGACCCACTTATCTAGAAGGAGTTTGATTGATGAACTGGCAAAAGGTGGCAAAGTATGTGGACACAATCTTATTGGTTACGATCTGCCTGTTATGCGTAAACTGTGGGGCATCAGTGTACCTAGCGAGCGAGTTCTTGATACGCTAGTACTGTCTCGTTTGTTTCACCCAGACAGAGAAGGAGGACATAGCCTAGCTGTGTGGGGTATGCATCTTGGGTTTCCCAAAGGTGACCATAGTGAGTGGGATGTGTTGTCTGATGAAATGATTGAGTACTGTAAACGTGACGTTGATGTGACTGAGAAGTTGCACAATGCGCTCATGGTACAGATGCAGATGCGAGAGTTTAGTCAGCAGTGTGTTGACCTAGAACACAGCATCGCTTTCATCTGTAAAGATCAGGAGGACAATGGCTTTGAGTTTGACAGGGACGGTGCAGTAAAACTGTACGAAGAACTGACTACTCGTATGCACAGGATTGAGAATGACTTACAACAAGTGTTTCCACCAATCATTGAAGAAAGAATCAGTGAAAAGACAGGTAAGAAGCTTACTGATAAAGTTACAGTATTTAACGTCGGGAGCAGGCAACAAATCGCGGAAAGACTTAAGAGCAAGGGCGCTGTTTGGAAGGAGCTTACTCCGTCAGGCAAACCAAAAGTTGATGAGAAAACGCTTAAGGAGCAGATACAGATTCCAGAGGCTAAGATCATCCTCCGCTACCTTATGTGCCAGAAACGTGCATCGCAGGTCGATTCGTGGATCAAAGCTGTCACGGAGAAGGGACGCATACATGGAAGAGTTAGGCCCATTGGTGCTGTCACGGGTAGAATGGCGCACTCTTCTCCGAACATGGCTCAAGTTCCTGCTGTAAGGGCTGAGTATGGGAAGCAATGTCGAGAGTTGTTTACTGTTCCTAAAGATCGTGTCCTTGTGGGTGCTGATGCTAGTGGGCTTGAGCTACGTATGCTTGCACACTACATGGATGATGCCGACTACACCCACGAGATCCTTACAGGTGATATCCACACCGCCAACCAGAAAGCAGCAGGACTAGCAACAAGAGATCAGGCTAAGACATTCATCTATGCTTTCTTGTACGGTGCAGGTGACGCCAAGATAGGCAGTGTTGTAGGATCTACTAGTGTTGCAGGCAGGGCGTTGAAGAAGACGTTCTTAGAGAACACACCAGCACTAGCAGAGTTACGAGAAAAGGTAGCCAAGGATTGTGAATCTGGTTTCTTAGATGGACTAGACGGTAGGAAGATACGAGTACGATCAGCACACGCCGCACTGAACACGCTACTCCAAGGTGCAGGTGCTATCGTTATGAAGCAAGCAATCATTATTCTTTATGACTTACTGGCTCGCGTAGACTTTAAGTTAGTAGCACAGGTACATGATGAGTGGCAGATAGAGTGCCGCCCAGAGGACGCAGACTTCATTGGCAAGTCATGTGTTAACTCAATGGTATTCGCAGGTGAAGTCCTGCAACTGAACTGTCCGTTAGACGGAGAGTATAGAGTTGGTAATAGTTGGGCAGATACCCACTAGCTTAATTCTATTTTATGTGGTATAATATTAGTGTAAGTTTAACTAGCAGGAGAAATGCTATATGTCTGACCAAGCACCCAATGTAATGGTTAACTGTGATTTGTATTGGCCTAACCTGACTCACAAGAATGAGTTAGCAGGTAAGTACACAGTTGATCTTGCCAATCTATCTGGCGCTGCTATCACTGCGTTGGAAGATATGGGACTCAACATCCACAACAAGGGGGATGACCGTGGTAGCTACATCACCTGTAAATCCAACAACAAGTACCGAGCCTTCAACCCAGAAGGATCAGAGTTGCTCATCAAAGGACGAACTCCAAGAGATGAAACAGACGATCCAGAATCAGGAGTCGTGGTGGGTAATGGTTCCAAAGCTAAGTGCCTCATCGGGTACTACGATTGGGAGTACCTCAAGAAGAAAGGTCGTAGTGCCACGCTCAAGCGACTTGTGATTAGTGATGTAGTAGAGTACGCACCTGAGATCGAAGAGATGGACGCTCTGTGATACTGATTGATGGTGATATGCTGGTGTATCGTGTGGGGTTTGCCTGTGACGAGGAGAGTGAAGACGTTGCAGTGCAAACCCTAGACAACTACCTGTCCGAGATGGTCATGGATTTGTCTGAACACTATACATCCAGCATTGTTTACTTAACGGGTAAGGGCAACTTCAGGGACGAGGTTGCTGTTACTTTACCCTACAAAGGTAATCGTTCTGAGAAGCGCGTACCTGTACACAAGAATCTGCTACGTGATTATATGGTCAGTGATTGGAACGCACAGGTTGTCAACGGCATGGAAGCTGATGACGCTATCGCAATGAAAGCTACTGAGCTAGATCACGATGCTATCATCTGTTCGTTGGACAAAGACTTCAAGCAGGTTCCTTGTCCTATGTATGATTACACCAAGAAAAAAGTAAACCCGAGTTTACCTGATGATGCTATGCGTTTCTTATATAAGCAGGCATTG